CTGCCGTTCACGCCCGAGCGCGTTGAAGTCACGGAGGCGCGACTGGAGGCGATCTACGAAGCCGCCCGCTACGGCCTGAAAGGTGACAGCCTCGCGCTGCGCGCCGGGCTGACGCCCGCGCAGTACCGGCGGCTGGCGGAGTTTGACCCGCTGGTCGAGATGGCCGAGATGAAGGGCCGCGCTGACGGTGAGTGGACGGCGGCCAAGACACTGCACGACGCGGCCGCTGCCGGCGACGCCAAGGCGGCGCTCGACATCCTCAAGCACCAGCATGGATGGGTAGCAAAGCAACAGATCGACGTCAGCATCGACCAGCAGATCAGCATCACCGGCGCGCTGGAAAAGGCGCAGACCCGCGTCATTGAGGGGCTGTACACCGAAGTGCCCCAACTGGAGGACCATTATGCCCGACAAACCCCCGCTGTCGCTGACGCCGGAAGAGCAGGAAGTGCTGGACTATCATCGTCGCAACCTGGCGACCGGGCTGTACAAAAAGAACGCTGACGGCAGTATCACGACGTTTAAGGGGGCTGTTGTCGGTTTGCCGGGCGGCGAAACCATTATCCCTACGTACTGGTACGGCGAAGAACGCGACATCCCGACGGCAGTGCGGTTTGCCATCAAATCGGGCATCAAGTTCCCGTCGTACAAAACCTCCGAGGAAGCATTGGCCCGCGAACGCGCCATTCACTCCATAATGAAGTCTGACATTCAGGCGTTCCAAAAACCGAAAGCACCCTGATGCAGACCACCCGCTACAGCGCCCCCGAAGAAATGGAACTCATGGCGCGGCTGTGGACGCCGGCTATCAAGGATGACCCGCTGGCGTTCGTGCTGCTGCTGTTCCCTTGGGGTGAGCAAGGCACGCCGCTGGAACACTTCCAAGGCCCGCGCAAATGGCAGCGGGAAATTCTTGCCGACATCCGCGACCACATCAAGCAGAACAACGGCAAGATCGACTACGACACGTTCCGCGAGGCGGTCGCCTCCGGGCGCGGCATCGGCAAGTCGGCGCTCGTCTCATGGCTCGTCATCTGGATGCTGACGACGCGCATCGGCTCGACCACCATCGTGTCGGCCAACTCCGAGGCGCAGCTACGGTCGGTGACATGGGCCGAGATCACCAAGTGGCTGGCGATGGCGCTCAACAGCCACTGGTTCGAGATCGCCGCGACGCGCATCATGCCGGCCAAGTGGCTCACGGAACTGGTCGAGCGCGACCTCAAGAAAGGTACGCGCTACTGGTCGGTCGAAGGCCGCCTGTGGTCGGAGGAGAACCCTGACGCGTACGCAGGCGTTCACAACCACGATGGTGTCATGCTCGTGTTCGACGAGGCCAGCGGCATCCCCGACAGCATCTGGTCAGTCTCGGATGGCTTCTTCACGGAAAACACGCCGCACCGCTTCCATCTTGCGTTCAGCAACCCCCGGCGCAACACGGGGTACTTTTACGAGACGTTCAACTCCAAGCGGGCGTTCTGGCGCCAGCGCAACATCGACGCCCGCGACGTCGAAGGCACGGACAAGAACCTTTACCAGCGCATCATCGACGAGTACGGCGCGGACAGCTACCAAGCCAACGTCGAAGTGTACGGGCAGTTCCCCAGCGAGGGCGACGACCAGTTCATCGGCGTCAACCTCGTGGACGACGCGATGGCGCGGCCCAAGTACAAGGACGCCAGCGCGCCGATCACCATCGGCGTGGACCCGGCGCGCTTTGGCAGTGACGCAACCGTCATCGCCGTGCGGCAGGGCCGCGACATCATCGCGCTGAAGCGGCACCGCGGCGCGGACACGATGGAAGTCGTCGGGCACGTCATCGAGGCCATCGAAGAGTACAAGCCCGCGCTCGTGTGCATCGACGAAGGCGGCCTCGGCGCGGGCGTCGTGGACCGGCTGAAGGAACAGCGGTACAAGGTGCGCGGCGTCAACTTCGGCAACAAGGCCGCCAAGCAGATCATGTACGGCAACAAGCGCGCCGAGATATGGGCCGCCATGCGCGACTGGCTCAAGGACGCCTCGCTGCCGCAGGACCGCTTCCTAAAGACTGATTTGATCGGGCCGCGCACCAAGCCCGACAGCAAGGGGACGATCTTTCTTGAAAGCAAGAAGGACATGAAGGCGCGCGGGCTGGCCTCGCCGGACGCCGCCGACGCCATCGCGCTGACATTCGCGTTCCCGGTCGCGTCGCGCGAGTATCGCGGCGAGCGCGTTGACAGAAAGACACCCCGGACGTATTCTTCGTCCGGTGTAGCTACTAGCTGGATGGGCAGTTAAGCATGGCCAAATATCCGATCCGCATCGACCTGACCAAGATCAAGCCGAAGGCCCCCGCCCCGCAGAACCGCCCGGCGCCGCCGATCACGCAGCGCGACCTGAACCGTCAGGCGCGGATGCAGGGCGAAGAAGCCGGCGAAAGCGTGCTGGCGCGCCGCCCGGCGGCCAAGGACATCATCTCCGTCACGACGCGGATGCGCGAGACGCCGCAGAAGAAGAAGCGTTGACATGCCGCTGAAAAAGTCCACCAGCAAAGCGGCGTTCAGCAAGAACGTCAAGGCCGAGATGAAGGCTGGCAAGCCCCAGAAGCAGGCCGTCGCCATCGCCTACGCGGTCAAGCGCGAAGCGGCCAAGAAGGGTAAGAAGTAAGCGCATGGCTGACCCCACGGGCATGGTCGCGGCCGGACAGGTCGCCAACGTCGGAAGCAACCCCACGACCAAGGGGAAGCCTGACGACGACACGATGGCGACCATGCGCTCACGCCTGCAAATGGCGATGGCCGCGTACTCGGACAGCCGCGAGGACGAGCTTGACGACCTGCGGTTCATGGCCGGGTCGCCCGACAACCAGTGGCAGTGGCCGGCCGACGTGCTGGCGACGCGCGGCGCGGTGCAGGGCCAGACGATCAACGCCCGCCCCTGCCTCACGATCAACAAGCTCCCGCAGCACGTCCGGCAGGTCACGAACGAGCAGCGCCAGAACCGCCCGAGCGGCAAGGTCATCCCCGCGGACGACAATGCCGACGTGCAGGTCGCCGAAGTGTTCAACGGCGTCGTGCGCCATATCGAGTACATGTCGGACGCCGACGTCGCCTACGACACGGCCTGCGACAATCAGGTCACGTACGGTGAGGGCTACATCCGCCTGCTGACCGAGTACTGCAACGACGAGACGTTCGATCAGGACATCCGCATCGGCCGCGTCCGCAACGCCTTCAGCGTCTACATGGACCCGACGATCCAAGACCCCTGCGGCGCGGACGCCAAGTGGTGCTTCATCACGGAAGACATCCTCAAGTCCGAGTACGAGGAAATGTTCCCCGACGCGACGCCCATCTCCACGCTGATGGCGCAGGGCGTCGGCAACGAGAGCATGGCGCAGTGGCTGGCGGAAGACACCATCCGCATCGCGGAGTACTTCTACTACGTCAGCGAACCCGCGACGCTGCACCTGTACCCGGATAACCAGACCGCGTTCTCCAAGACCGCGCGCGACAAGCAGCTTATGGCTCTCTACGGCGCGCCACTGCGCAGCCGCCGCGTTGACCGCAAGAAGGTCATGTGGATGAAGACCAACGGCTTCGACGTGCTGGAAGAGCGCGAGTGGCCGGGCAAATGGATACCCGTCGTCCGCGTCATCGGCAATGAGTGGGAAGTTCAGGGCCAAATCTACATTTCGGGCCTCGTGCGCAACGCCAAGGACGCGCAGCGCATGTACAACTACTGGACGAGCCAAGAGGCAGAAATGCTCGCGCTCGCCCCGAAGGCGCCTTTCATCGGCTACGGCGGTCAGTTTGAAGGCTACGAGTTGCAGTGGAAGACCGCCAACACGACCAACTGGCCGTATCTGGAGGTCAATCCGGACGTCACGGACGGCGCGGGCAACGTGCTGCCCCTGCCGCAGCGCGCGCCGCCGCCGCTGCCCCAGACAGGGCTTATTCAGGCCAAGATGGGCGCCGCGGACGACATCAAGGGCACCACGGGCCAGTACGACGCCAGCTTGGGTATGCAGGGCAACGAGCGGTCGGCCAAGGCCATCACCGCCCGCGAGAAGCAGGGCGACGTCGGCACCTACCACTACGTCGATAACCTCGCCCGCGCGATCCGCCACATCACGCGCCAGATCGTTGATCTGATCCCCAAGATTTACGACACGCAGCGTATCGCTCGCATCATCGGCGTCGATGGTGAAGTCGATATGGTCAAGTTCAACCCGCAGCAGCCGGAAGCCGTCAAGGAAGTCCGCGACATGGCTACGGGTGCGGTAATCGAGAAAATCTACAACCCCACGGTCGGCACCTATGATGTCATGGTCACGACCGGCCCCGGCTACATGACGAAGAGGCAGGAAGCCCTCGACGCCATGAGCCAGATTTTGCAGACCAACCCGCAGCTTTGGACGGTGGCCGGTGACCTGTTCATCAAGAACATGGATTGGCCCGGCGCGCAGGAGATGGCGGCTCGGTTCAAGAAAATTCTCGATCCGAAGGTACTGTCGGAAGGCGATCAAAGCCCCGAGATGATGGCCGCGCAGCAGCAGATCGAAGCGATGACGCAGGAGCTAAACCGCGTCACGCAGATCATGGAGAACATCCAAGACAGCGCCGAGCAGCAGAAGGTGGAAATCGACCGCTACAGGGCGGAAATCGACGCATACAACGCCGAAACCAAGCGCATCGCGGCGGTCCAAAACAGCATGACGCCCGAGCAAATTCAGGATATCGTGCTGGGAACGCTTCACGCGGCAATGGACGCGGGCGATCTGGTCGCGCCGACGCTCCAAGCGCCTGAAACAGGCAATTTTGGCGGCGAAATGGCCTCAGAGCAGCCTGAAGCGCCTGAAACAGGCAATTTTGGCGGCGAAATGGCCTCAGAGCAGCCTGAAATGCCGCCCGAAGCCCCCGAAATGCCGGAAATGGCCGCCGAAGTCCCTGAAGGAGCCGTGGAATGAAGTCCTGTGCCGAATTTATCGGTTTGCTCTTTCTGGCACGGGATGTCACGCATTCCGTCCATCTGAACACGCGCAGCTACGCCAAACACATGGCGCTGGGGGCGTTTTACGACGAAATCGTCGGCCTTGCAGACAGCCTGGCGGAACAATATCAAGGCGAATACGGCCTGATCGGCCCCATCGCGCTTATGATCGCCAAGAAGACCACCAACGTCATCGAGTTCCTTGAGGACCAGCTAGATGACATCCAAAAAGCGCGGTATACTGCGTTTGAGAAGGACGATACGGCGATCCAGAACGAGATCGACAACATCGTCAAACTGTACCGCACCACGCTCTACAAACTGCGCTTTCTGGCTTAAGGACGCAATATGGTCGCTCTTTCCCCCCTTGCCGGCGCCGGATGGCAGTTTTTCGACAACAACGGCGTTCCGTTGGCTGGCGGCAAACTGTACACCTACGCCGCCGGCACGACCACACCGTCGACGACGTACACCAGCAGCAGCGGGGCGACGCCGCACGCTAACCCGATAATTTTGGACAGCGCCGGGCGCGTACCTAGCGAAGTGTGGTTGACGTCTCCGGCATCTTATAAATTTGTTCTTAAGACGTCTGTTGACGTAGAAATATGGACGAAAGACAACATCGAAGGAATTTTTGTCGCGTCCGCATTGCTGCCCGCAACAAACGTTACTTTTACCGGCTTTAAAAGCCAGACCGGCAACGTACAAGATTTGGCCGACAACGACGGGTCCGATTGGATCGGCTTTTTGCAAGACGGCACCGGCGCGGTTGCCGTGTCGGCGCAAGACAAGATGCGCGAAAGCCTTAGTGTTCTGGACTTTGGGGCAGACAACACCGGGACGACGGACAGCACGGCGGCCATCCAAGCGGCGCTCGACGCGGCTGCGGTCGACCCTCTTGCGATCAAATCGGTCTTTATCCCCGCCGGTATTTATAAGGTCGGCAGGCTGGTGCTACCTGTTGGGTCGCACGTCTACGGCGAAGGCGGAAAGTCTGTCTCGACGGGTTGGTCGAACACTCGCTTGGTGCAAAACGCCAATGACGACATGTTTATCTTTGGGTCGTTTCAGGGTGGAAGCCTTTTCTATTGGTTTGGACAGGTCAGCGACATTCAGATTGTCGGGTCGAACACGTATCCCAAAGGGTTCGCCTTTCGCACAGTCGATCTGGCAGGCAACAACGTTAACCTGCAAGATCAGACGCTATTTGAGAACATGACGATCCGCGCCATGCCGGAAGGTGGGATGCATTTCACGACGGGTGCCTTCCCGGCAACCCTGCGCAACGTCGAGTTCTTGTGGAACGGCGGTCCCGGTATTACGCTGACCCGCGTGACGGTCTACAATGGTTTGCACCTTGATAACATCAGCGCGGACGGCAACGTCGGCGGCGCGGTCAAGATGGTTAGTTGGAGTACCACTGACAACGTTCTGATCACCAATCTCAAGTCCGAGGCACGCGTCAACACCGTCTACGGCGGCGGAGTGGGGCAGCAGCTCGTGCCTATCGTGGTTGATAACTGCAACAACTGCGCGATCACCATTGTGGGCGCAAACCACATCTCGTCGATCCCCGACGGCGGCTTTTTCAAGAAGCCCGGCAATCTGGTGCAGCTTACCGGCCCGAACTACCCCCAGATAACATGGAACGGCGTCATTATCCGCGTCCGGGCTACGGACACCGGCACCGACCCTTATGTGATTGGGGGGTTTCTGCTCGGCGTCTCCCCTCCCCCTTATCAACCGCTTTACACTGTCCAGAACGGCACGTTTGGCACGGACTTCCCGTTCTACAATTCTCGGATGTTGCTGTTTCGCTCGACTGCGGGCAGCAGCGCGACGCCGAGCGCGGCGAACCTAAACGTGCTCACAATGTCATACGCGGGGGCGACAACGATCACCAACTTCACGGACGGCGAAGACGGGCAAATCTTGTTGCTGCTGTTCACGACAGCCAACGCGACTATCCAGAACAACGCGAACATTGTTCTCGCTACAGGCGCATCGTGGACCCCTCCCGCCAACGCTACGCTTACGCTGGCCTATCTCGGCGGCAAATGGCGCGAACTGTCGCGCGGGTACGGATCCAACCTCGGGTCGTACACGATCACCAACGTCATCACGGATCGGACCTACGACGCCAACGCCACGACGCTGGATGAAATAGCCGACGTTCTTGGCACGCTTATTAGCGACCTGACTACACGCGGAGTTATCTGATGGCTTCACGCTACTGGGTCGGCGGAACCGGCACTTGGAATAGCTCGTCTACGGCTAACTGGGCGGCAACGTCTGGCGGCGCGCCGGGGGCTTCGGCTCCTGTTGCGGCTGATAGTGTGTTCTTCGACGCCAACTCTGGCGCCGGCACCTGCACGACCTCGGGTGCACTATCTTGCGCTACCGTAAACATGACCAGCACCACGCTTGGCCTTACGCTTGGCGCGAACCTTACGCTGACCGGCGCGTTTACCCTATCCGCAAGCACTCTCTCGCTTCAATCGTTCACGCTGTCTTCCTCCATTATGACCACCACCGGAACCACGGCACGCGGCATCGCCTTTGGCACTGGCAGCTTGACGCTAACAGGTAACAACGCCACCGTCTGGAACGCGGATAACATGACCAATTTCACCGTGACGGGTACGCCCACGGTGAACGCGACGTATTCGGGGTCCACAGGTACACGGACGTTTAACTTTGGCAACTCTGGTGCTCCCGGCGAAGCAAACACGATCAATATCAACATCTCTGCCGGGACCGACACCGTCGCGGTCTTCGGCAACGGTACGCGCGACCTGAACTTCACAGGCTTTAGCGGGACGTGGGCCGCTACGGGGGCCAACAAAACGTTCTTCGGTAGTCTCACGCTTTCCACAGGCATGACGCTTGCGACCGGCATTCAGACACTCACGTTCGCGGCCACCTCAGGCACCAAGACAATCACGACCAACGGAAAGACGGTTGACGGGGCGTTCGTGTTCAACGGCGTCGGCGGCACGTTCCAATTCGCGGACGCGCTGACGCAAGGCTCGACCCGATCCTTCACGATTACGAACGGCACGGTGAAGCTAAAGGCCGGAACGACCAACGCGGTTGGCTCGTTCACGACCGGCGCGGGCACGACGCAGCGGTTCCTCCAGAGCGATACGCCCGGCACACGTGCAACGATCACCGATCCCAGCGGTACGAACGCGGCAACCTATCTGACGATCCAAGATATCGCCGCTGCGGGCGGCGCAACCTGGAACGCCTACGCGGTCAACGGAAACGTGGATGCCGGTAACAACAGCGGCTGGAATTTTGGCTTGACACCGCAGCTTGCGTATGAGTTTCCCACTGAGCTTCGGTCGTTCACCGAAAGGAGACATTTCTAATGGCCATGAACCTCAAAGCCGTCACCGCGTGCCTCGGCTATCAGCAGATCACTTCACTGTCGTCTTCGACGGGACTGACCGTGCCGACACAGGACAAGCAGGGCAACCTGAAAGAACCGACGTTCGCGCTAATCGTTGCGGAAACGCAGGGCGTGCGCTGGCGCGATGATGGCACCGCCCCGACGGCTTCGGTGGGTATGCCGCTCGCTGTCGGCGTCCCGTTTCAGTACGACGGCGACCTCAACGGCATCCGCTTTATCGAGCAGACCGCAAGCGCCAAGCTTAACGTCAGCTACTACTATTGATCAGGATTGCTAATCTACAGCACATGCTGTAGCTTGGCGCACAACCGTACCGGCGAGGTTCACCGGGAACTCCCAGGAGTTGAACATGGACGAAACTGTCCCTTTTGAAGCGGAAGCGCCCGCGCCGGAACTGGAAGCCACGGCAGCAATCCAGCCCGAAGACAATCCGACGCCGGAAACGCCTGCCGAGCAGGAAGCGCCCAAGACTTTCACACAGGAAGAGCTTGACGCCATTGTCGGTAAGCGACTTGCACGAGAACAGCGCAAATGGGAGCGCGAACAGCAGCAGCGTCTTGCGGAACTGGAGGCCAAGCGGGCACCCGCGACCGACCTCTACCCGGAAGATTTCACATCCGCCGACGAATACGCAGAGGCTTTGGCCGAGCGTAAAGCGGAGGAATTGCTGGCCAAGCGGGAAGCCGCACGCCAGCAGGCCGAATTGCTGAACGCATATCACGAACGCGAAGAGCAGGCGCGGGACAAGTACGACGACTTTGAACAGGTCGCCTACAACCCGAACCTACCCGTCACGGAAGCGATGGCGCAAAGCATTCAGGCTTCGGATATAGGCCCCGACGTCCTTTATTGGCTAGGGTCCAACCCGAGTGAAGCGGCTCGTATTTCCCGGCTGTCGCCCATTTTGCAGGCGAAGGAAATCGGAAAGATTGAGGCCGCGATGGGGTCCAATCCTCCGGTTCGCAAAACGTCAACGGCCCCGGCACCAATTGCACCTGTCACTGCTCGCTCTGTAGGAGCGCCGCGTTATGATACCACAGACCCTCGGTCTACCAAGACCATGAGTACGTCGGAATGGATCGAAGCGGAACGGCAGCGGCAGATCAAGAGGTACGAGGCGCAACGCAACCGCTAATTTGGGATTACGACCATGTCCAACAGCATTCTTACTATCGACATGATTACGCGGAAGGCTCTGGAAATTCTGGAGAACAACCTCGTACTCACCCGCAACGTCAACCGCCAGTACGACGACAGCTTCGCCGTCGAAGGCGCCAAGATCGGCTCGACCCTGCGTATCCGTCTGCCCGACCGTGCGCTCGTGACCGACGGCGCGGCGCTTCAGGTGCAGGACGACAACGAGCAGTACACCACGCTGACCGTTGCCAGCCAGAAGCACATCGGCGTCAACTTCACGTCGGCCGAACTGACGATGCAGCTTGACGACTTTGCCGAGCGCGTTCTCAAGCCGCGTATCTCGCAGCTTGCGTCCAGCATCGACGCGGACGTTGCCAACTGCTTCAAGACCGTCGGCAACACCGTCGGCACCCCCGGCACGACCCCGGCAACCTCGGCGGTCCTGCTGGCCGCCCAGCAGAAGCTGAACGAGAACGCTGCGGTCATGTCGCCGCGCTACGCCACCGTCAACCCGGCGGCTAACGCAGGTCTGGTCGAAGGGCTGAAGGGCCTCTTCAACCCGACCGACACCATCAGCCGCCAGTTCAAGAACGGCATGATGGGTACCGGCGTGCTCGGCTTCGACGAGATCAACATGTCGCAGTCGATCAAGCAGTTTACCTGCGGTTCGCGCACGGCCACCGGCGGTACGACCTCGGCGGCTGTCACCAGCGAAGGCGCGACCACCATCACCATCACGGGTGCGGGCGCGTCGGCGACCATCAAGGCTGGCGACGTCTTCACCGTGGCCGACTGCTATGCGGTGAACCCGCAGACGCGCGAAAGCACCGGCTCGCTGTTCCAGTTCGTCGCTCTGGCGGATGTGGCTCTCAACGGTTCGGGCGCTGGTAGCGTCACGGTTGCGCCGATCTACTCGGCCAGCCATGCGCTTGCTACCGTCGATGCGCTGCCGGGCAACAGCAAGGCCGTCGTGTTCGTCGGTGCTGCTTCGACGCAGTACCCGCAGAACCTCGTGTACCACAAGGACGCGATCACCTTCGCCACCGCCGACCTTCTGCTTCCGCAGGGCGTCGATATGGCCTCGCGTCAGGTCCACAACGGCATCTCGCTCCGTGTTGTTCGCCAGTACGACATCAACAACGACCGGCTACCCTGCCGTATCGACGTTCTGTACGGCTACAGCACCATCCGTCCGCAGATGGCTTGCCGTCTCTGGGGCTGACCTGAAATTGGCCCCCGGTTCGCCGGGGGCCACCTCATTTGAAAGGACACGAAAATGGCTCTTCCTAATGGCGCTGGCGGCTACCAGCTTGGTGACGGCAACCTCAACGAAGCGGTCATGGGCTACGCGCCCGCGCCCGCTACGGCCACGGTCACTGCGACCCTCACCGTCGCGCAGGTTCTGTCCGGCATTCTGCTTGGCAGCCCCGGCACTTCGGCGGCGTCGTATACGCTTCCGACGGTCGCGGACCTTGAAGCCACGCTGTCGAGCGCAAAGGTCGGCAGCACCTTCAACCTGTCGGTCATCAACGTCGATGGCTCGTCGTCGGGCGTGATTACGCTCGTCGCCGGCACCGGCTGGACCATTGTGGGTCTGGCGACGGTCGTTGCCACCGCCGGCACCGCGCAGATGTTCCGCGCCCGCAAGACGGGCGACGGCGCATGGACGCTGTATCGCGTCGGCTGAACGAGATGGGCGGCCTCCGGGCCGCCCATTTTTCATGAGGGTTTTATGGCTGTCATCTACATGGTTCACCCGACGCACGGCGCCAAAGTCGCGGTGAGCGAACACGAAGCGATTTATGATGAAAAGCACGGTTGGGAACGCTATGGTCCCACCACGCCGGCCCCGGCGGCTGTTGACGCTCCGGTCAACGAGATGGCGGAACCCCGGCGCAGAGGACGCCCGCGCACCAAGCAGGAAGAATGAGCAATGGCGACGGCCGGTGACATCATCAATGGTTCGCTGCGGCTTCTAGGCGTTCTGGCAGAGGGCGAAGTGCCGTCGGCAGAGACGGCGCAGGACGCCCTCAACGCCATGAACCAGATGATTGATAGCTGGAACACGGAACGGCTGTCGGTTTTTTCCACGCAGGATCAGGTGTTCACTTGGCCCGCCGGCCAGCTAAACCGTACGCTTGGCCCGAGCGGCGATTTTGTCGGCAATCGCCCCGTCTATTTTGACGACGCGACCTACTTCAAAGACCCCGGCACCGGCGTCAGCTACGGCATCAAGTTCATCAACCAGCAGCAGTACGACGGCATCGCGGTCAAAACCGTGACCTCGACGTATCCGCAGGTCATCTTCGTCAACATGTCGTACCCCGACGTGGATATGTACGTCTATCCGCGCCCGACGCGCGATCTGGAATGGCATTTCATTTCGGTCGAAGAGCTTTCGCAGCCGGCGACGCTGGCGACCGATCTGCATTTCCCGCCGGGCTACCTCCGCGCGTTCCGCTACAACTTGGCGACCGAAATGGCGCCCGAGTTTGGTGTAGAACCTACGCCGCAGGTCATGCGGATTGCCATGACATCGAAGCGCAATCTCAAGCGCGTGAACAACCCTGACGACGTGATGTCGATGCCGTACAGCATCGTGGCAACCCGTCAGCGGTTCAACATCTACGCGGGTAACTACTGATGCACTCGCCGATCCTTGGGTCGGCGTATGTCGCTCGCAGCGTCAACGCCGCCGACAACCGCATGATCAACCTCTTTCCCGAGGTTGTGCCCGAGGGCGGCAAGCAGCCTGCGTTCCTTCAGCGCGCGCCGGGGCTGTCGCTGCTGGCGACGCTTGGCAGCGGTCCAATTCGTGGGCTTTGGCAGTTCGGCAGCTACGGCTACGCCGTGTCGGGCAACACGCTATACCAGATCGACACAAGCTGGACCGCCACTGCCAAGGGGACCATCTCCGGTTCCGGCCCGGTCAGCATGGCCGACAACGGAACGCAGTTGTTTATTGCGGCCAACCCGGACGGCTACATTTACAACGTGGCCACCGGCGTGTTCCAGCCGATCACGGACCCGGACTACCCCGGCGCGGTGACGGTCGGCTACATTGACGGCTATTTCGTGTTCAACGAGCCAAACAGCCAGCGCATTTGGGTCACGTCGCTGCTGGACGGCACCAGCGTTGACCCGCTGGAGTTTGCCAGCGCCGAGGGCGACCCCGACAACGTCGTAGCCGTGTTCGTGGATCACCGCGAGGTCTGGGTGTTCGGCACCAACTCGACGGAAGTCTGGTACAGCGCAGGGTTGCTCGACTTCCCGCTGACGCGCATCCAAGGCGCTTTCAACGAACTCGGTTGCGCCGCGCCGTACTCCATCGCCAAGATGGACAACCAGATTTACTGGCTCGGCAAGGACGCGCGCGGCCACGGCATGGTCTACCGGGCCGCGGGCTACATCGGCCAACGCGTCTCAACCCACGCCATCGAGTGGCAGATGCAGTCCTACACCGATCTGTCCGACGCCGTGGGCTACACCTACCAGCAGGACGGCCACAGTTTCTACGTGCTGAATTTTCCGACAGCCAACACGACTTGGGTGTTCGACGTCGCCACAGGCGCATGGCACGAACGCGCGTCACTGGTTAATGGCGAATTTAGCCGCCACCGTGCCAACTGCCAGATGTTCTTTAACGGTGAGAACGTCGTCGGCGATCACGAGAACGGCAATCTCTACAAGTTCGACTTGGATGTGTTCGCGGACAACGGACAGCCGCAGAAGTGGCTGCGTTCGTGGCGCGCTCTGCCTACCGGCTCCAACACGCTCGCACGCACAGTCCAGCACGCTTTGCAACTTGACTGCGAAACAGGTGTTGGCCTCAACGCCGGGCAGGGCAGCGACCCGCAGGTCATGCTGCGCTGGTCCGACGACGGCGGCCATACATGGTCGAACGAGCATTGGAAGTCGATGGGTTCCATCGGGCGGTATGGCTACCGCACGATCTGGCGGCGGCTGGGCGCGACAATGAAAATCCGCGACCGCGTATACGAAGTGTCCGGGACCGACCCCGTCCGCGTCTACATCATGGGTGCGGAACTGATCTTGAGCGGGACGAGGGCCTGATGGCTTCGGCGCCTATCAACCCCACCAACCTAACGCCGCCGCGCGTCGCGTTCATCGACGAACGCTCGGGGGCGATTAGCCGCGAATGGTATCGGTTCTTCCTCTCGCTGCTGACGGCCACGCAAACGTTGCAGGACGGTGACGTTGGTACAGACGTCGCCTCGCTGTTGGCGTCTTACGACGCGGTGTTCTCGTCTGCGGTGCAGGGTCTTCAGACCGCACCGGACGCCGCAACAGCGGTCGCCGGTCTGGATGCAGGGCTGCGCGATCTTGCGCAGGTGTTCGGCCAGACGCCGCCTGCCGTGTCGCAGAGCCAACTAGCCGACATCGATACGCAGTTGCAGGCGCTGGCGTTGACGCCGCCGCCGAAAGAGTTTCGGACGCCGCGCTATGGGTCGTTCTACGACACCACGACGCAGACCGCCGCAGCGATCAACACCGCCTACGCGATGACGTTCGACACGACCGATCTGTCGCTCGGCGTCACGATTGGCAGCCCAACATCGCGGGTCTACGTGGATCGCCCGAACGTCTACAACATTCAGTTCTCCGCGCAGCTCGACAAGACCGCAGGCGGCGTGGGATTGGTCTGGATTTGGCTGCGCAAGAATGGCACGGATGTCGCCAACAGCGCCACGCAGATACGCATCCAAGGCAACAACGCCGAAACTGTCGCAGCATGGAATTTCCTGCTACAGATGAACGCAGGCGACTATTTCGAGCTTGTATGGGCCGTGGACACGACTGACGTTCAGATCACAGCATCAGCCGCCGCCGCGCCCGTGCCTGCGATCCCGTCTGTCATTTTGACCGTGACCGATAACGTCAGTTCTTTGGAGGTTTGACCATGTCCGTAACTTTGAGCGTTATCATTCCGGCCAAGACCGCCGAGAACGCGCAGACAACGCAGTACACCTCGGCAGGCGTCCAGACGATCATCGACAAGTTCACGGCGACCAACTATAGCGCCGCCGCCGCGACGATCAGCGTCAACCTCGTGACCGCTGCTGGCAGCGCTGGCAATGACAACCTGATCGTCAAGACCAAGACGCTCCAGCCGTCGGAGACGTACACGTTCCCTGAGATCGTCGGGCACGCCCTTTCCGTCGGCGGCTTCATCTCGACCATCGCCAGCGCGTCGTCGTCGATCAACATCCGCGCGACGGGCCGGCTGGTCAGCTAGTGCAACACTTCCTTCGCCTTGCGGACAATCTCGACGTTGTACCCGTTCTGCGGGAGTTGGCGACGCAGCCGGAACTTTGGGACCAGAACACGCTGCGCACGTCGCACCCGCAAACGGCGCACCGCGACGTCAGCGATATTTGGTTGTGGTTCAACGAAATCCCGACAGACCCTACGGCCGTCATCAACGACATCCAGACAGTTCCCTATCCCGCGTGGGGCGCGCTGCCGTCGCTCCGACGCATCGTGCTGGACCTTATCCACCGCGTCAACGGAGTGCAGTTGGGCCGGTGCATCGTCACGCGGTTGCCGCCCGGCGGCCAGATTACACCGCATGTCGATCAAGGCGCGCCCGCCGAGTTCTATACCCGCTACCAGATTGCCTTGCAGTCGCTGCCGGGTGCGCTGTTCCACTGCGAAGACGAGACTGTCAATTTCCGCTCCGGCGATGTCTGGTGGATCAACAACCGCGTAACACATTCTGTTGTCAACAACAGCGCAGATGATAGGATCGTCTGTATCGTAGACATCAGGAGCGCGTGACATGCTGACGGCACAGGTCGAAGAGTGGGGGCCGTTCATCCAAGAGGCGCAGCCACTGCTGCCGCTGCACTGGGAAGAACTGGCGCTGAACAAGGACAAAGTGCCGCTGGACCCGCAGTATGATGTCTACGCCGCCCGCGACGCCGCGGGGCAGGTTCTGGTCGTCACGCTGCGCGACGAAGGCCATTTGGTCGGGTATTTCATCGGGTTTATCGCGCCAGGGCTGCACTACCAGACCTGCCTGACCCTGACGATGGACATATTCTGGACCCACCCCGACATCCGCGGCGGATTCGCCGGCGTACGGCTCTTTCGCGCAGTGGAAAAAGAGGCTAAAAGGCGAGGCGTGCATCGTATGTTTTACGGCTCCAAGCTGCACAAGGACGCCTCTCGGCTGTTCGATTTTCTGAAGATGGAGCCGGTTGAAACGTACTACAGCAAGTGGATTGGGGATTGATATGGTCGCAGCAGCAGTCATCGGTGGTGTAGCAACCCTAGGCGCTGGGGCTATGGCCATGAGCGGTGCCAGCAAGGCTGCCAACGCGCAAACACAGGCAGCCGAAGCCGCGCAGGCCGCACAGGAGCGGATGTTCGAGAAGCAGGTTGAGCTTCAGGAACCGTTTCGGCAGGCTGGTCTTACCGCGCAGCAGCAGATCATGCAGCTTCTCGGTATCGGCGGCGACAAAGGCGCGGCGGGATATGGTTCGCTTGCGAAGCCTTTCGGCATGGGCCAGTTCCAGCAAGACCCCGGCTATGCGTTCCGGCAGTCGGAGGGGATGAAGGCGCTGGAACGCAGCGCGGCCGCACGCGGCAATCTGCTGTCGGGCAGCACGATGAAAGGTATCCAGCGGTTTGGGCAGGACTTGGCCAGCCAAGAATACCAGAACGCATTCAACCGCTATCAGGTCGAACGCGCAGCGCGGCTCAATCCGCTTCAATCGCTTATGGGGGCAGGCCAGTCGTCGGCGAATGTTTTGACAGGCGCCGCCGGGCAGGCTGGGCAAAACCAAGCCCAAAATCTTATGGCCGCAGGGCAGGCCCGCGCGTCTGGATATATCGGCTCGGCTAACGCACTGTCTGGGGCGCTTAGTGGTATCGGCCAGATGGCTTTTCAGGCGCCGATGTCGTCGGCCATTATCGGATACTACAATAGGAACGCGCCCGGCGGTTTGGGTGGCGGCGGCAATTTTGGGAGTGGTCTAGGCGGAATTGACAGCACTTCTGCTTTGAACAGCCTTAGCGGCATTCCGATTGCCCCCGTAGGCCCTTGAGGCTTAAAATTTTTGCTTTTCATCGCGGCGTAGGATTACTTTGATGGCGAACCAGATGATTGCCCTTCAAGCGCGCGCGCCCCAAGCGCCGAATATTGGCGGCATGGCCGCGCAATATGGCAACACGATGGCCAACTTGGCGGTCATGAAGGAGAAGCAGGCCGCCGTCGAACGAGCGAACGCGTTCCGCCAGCTTGTCAGCGATCCCGGCTTTGACCCCGCCAATCCTGAACACGTCAAGCTCGCGCAGTCGCTGGACCCTGCCGGCGCGGAAAAAATCGTGTCCGCGGCTGACGCGCGCCGCGAAGCCAATCTCAAGTACATTGGCAATCTGACGCAAAATTTCCGCGATCAGCTTGCGGTCATCGACCCCAACGACAAAGCCGCGTATGGCGCGCTGCGCGAAGAAATTGTCAAGGCAGTTCCCGGTTGGGGTTCTCGTTTGCCGACCGCAGACCAGTGGAACGCCGATACGCGGCTGCGCACGATCATGAAGGCGGATGACGTCATCAGCAAGACGATTGCTACGCCGACGGCCAGTGTGCAATTCGCCCCTGGCGGCGAAGCGTTCGGCGTCACGGTCGGCGGCATGGGCGCTCCGCGGGCGGATGAAGTCATCGTGCAGAGCCGCCCCGCGGGCGACGGCGGCACCGCGACGCCGTCCGCAGCGCCTGCGACAAACGCCCCCGCGCGAGCCACACGCGGCAGCGCGACCACTCCGCAAGACCTGCTAGAGCAGGGCGTAGACCCCAATTCCATTCCGTCGGGCAACCCGCTTGACCCCGTCGCGTTTACGCCCGGCGGCGAAGCTATGGGCATCGCCGCGGTTCAGCCGCTGACGGTCGAAAACGCGCCGCAGATCATCCAGACGGCCATCCAGAACGGCGTGATCGACCAGTCGCACGTCGAACAGCTTCGCCAGATGGTTGGCCCCGAGAACGACGCCGCGCTGGCGCAGTGGATGCGCCAGAACAACGTCCGCATCCAGCCGGCCGGCGAGCCGTCGCTGCGCAGCGCCGTGTACCGTCCGGGTCAGGATGCCGCACCGCAGATGCAGGAAGCGCAGGCCGGTACGAACGCAGTCGGAACGCAATTCCGCGGCCGCGACCCTATGCAGTCGCCTATGCCCGGCACGGCCATCGTTCCGCTGCCGCGCGTCCGCGGGCAGGCCGCGGCAGAGGAAGGCGGCAAGCAGGGTGTACGAGTGGCTACAGAGCCGGTTATCGTAGGTGCCAGCGAGGAAGCCAAAAACCTCGCGGAACTGAAGAAGAACCTACCCAAAGCGCGGGGCGCTCTCGACCTTGCGGTCAAGCAGCTTAACCGCGATTTGGCGGATGTCGATTACGTTTTGCGCAACCCAGCGCGGCAAATGGTGGTCGGCGTTATCGAAGGGCGTCTTCCTTCCTTCGTCAACATGTTCCGCTCCCACGGCCAAGACGCGCAGAACGTGCAGTCGCGGCTGGACAAGATCAACGCGAAGTCCGTGGTTACGCATTTGCAGGCAATGCGTGAAGCATCACCGCAGGGTAGCTCGCTATTCGGGCAAGTGACGGAATATGAAGATCGTCTCGTAAAGGCTCTGGCGGGTCTCGATCAAGCGCAGGACGAACCTACGTTTGACCTTGCGCTTCAAGATTACCGCGGCGTTATCGCCGACATCCGCCAGAACCTGCCGCGGGTATTCAACGAAACATACAAGGCCGTGGGCGGTTCGGCATCTGTGCGGCCTTTGCCGCCCGGCGGAAAGGCCGGTCCTACAATGGATGATATTGCCTATCTGCGCCGTAACATTACAAAGAAAGGTGTGGCTGATGGTTTTCTAAAGACGTTCGGCCAGCAGGCTTTCAATGAAGCCATTGGGAGGCGCTAATGCCCAAAGAGAAAGTGCCGTCTTGGGTTCTTCCTGAAGCAGCACCGCCGCCTGAATCGTCGGCCCTCGACAACCTCAACCAGTACGTCGCGGTCGCCAACCGCGCGCTGGCGCCGTACGCTACCGCGGCTACGTTGGGCGCGGCAGCAGGCGCGCCTTTTGCCGGCGTCGGCGCGCCTGTCGGCGCGGCGGGCGGTGTTCTGTCGCTCGGCGCTGCCGACCTCGGGACTGGCCTTTATAATCTCGCCGCGCCTGCGTTTGGCGGCAACCGTGTGCCGCTGCCTTCTGAAACCATCCAGAACCAGTTCGCACGAATGGGCGTAGGCCGCCCACCTGAAACACCGGCGCAGCAGGTGTTCAGCGATGTCTTGCAGGCGGGCGCCGGCGGCGCAACGCAGGCCATCGGCGCAAAGACGCTAGGCGCTACTCTTGCGTCGCCCCGCGCCCGCAACATCATGCAGTTCTTGGGTGAGAACGCGAAAGGGCAAGTCGGCGCCGCAGTTGGCGGTGCTGCCGCGCCGTCCGTCGCTGCCAACTATTTTGACGTGACCGATCCGTGGACGTTGGCCACGCTTTCGCTGATAGGTGGTGTCGCCGGCGGCCGCGCGGTTACGCCTAAAGTGAAAGTTCCTACCGCCGCCGACATCAAGACGCAGGCTTCGGCTGCATACGACGCCGCCAAGCAGGCTGGCGTTCGGGTGTCACAGCCAGCATTGTCGCAGCTTTATTCGGACCTCAACACAAAATTGAGCAATCTGGCGTTCATTCCCGGTAGCCATCCTGAAGTCCGGCGTCGTCTGGCCCAAATTCAGCAGGAGTTTCGCGGCCCCATTGACCTCGCGCGGCTGGACAGCCTGCATTCGGACATCGCGTCCACGGCGCGCAAGATCACGAACGACAAGACGCGCATGTACATGGAAGAAGTCGCGCACGGGATCGACGATTTCATCAAGACGCTGAAGCCGGCGCAGACTACCGCGGGCAACAGTCAGGCGGCGCTGTCGGCACTAGAGCAGGCGCGTCAGTTGTGGCGCACCAAGTCGCAGATGGGCGTCCTTGACGATGCGTTCACGTCCGCGCGCAACAAAGCAGAGCAAGCTGTCACGGCCGGTCGAACGGCGTCTTTTGGCGACACTTTGCGGAAAGAATTTGCCGGTATCGCCAACAACAAGCGCGTGTTCAGCCGACTGACGCCGGAGCTTCAGACCGCGGTGCGAAACGTGGCCAATGGCAACTTCAACGCAAAAACGCTCGGCGTCCTTAGCGGGCTGTCGCCGGTCAATATCCGCGCGCTTCTCACGGACACCGCGCTCGGCGTCGGCGCGGGGTGGGCTATCAAGGCCGGCGCGCCTGCCTACGTCGCGCTCCCAGCTATCGCGGCCGGCGCGGCCACAGGCGTCAGCGCCGCGGCAAAGCCGCTGGCGAACCGCATGGCCATCAATCAGGCTGAACGCGCTCGTATCGTAGCGGCCGGCGGAAAGCCCAATCCGCCATTTTACCGGGGGCCGCTCGCTGCACCTATCTCGCAGCAAGTGGCGCAATCGCGGCAGCGCGGCGAAGTAGCGCAGCAGCGCCGAGATGTGCAGCAGCCGCCTTGGTGGGCACTTGGGTTTTAACGTAGGCAGTATGACGAGGCGGTGAAGTGACGACGATTGACCAGACCGAAGCGCGGCTCAACACGCACGAAGAGATTTGCGCGCTGCGCTACGACAGCATCTGCGCCCGGCTGAAGCGGCTGGAGGGCGTCGGTCTTGCTGTTGCGGGGGCCATCATACTGCTGCTTGTCAAAATCGCGTTTCAGGTGGGGCTATAAGATGCCCGCCCTCGGCCCGGTCAAGTACCTGACCATTCACTGCGCCGCGACGCCGGAAGGGCGCCACGTCAGCGCGGCGCAGATCAGCGAGTGGGATCGTGCCAAATTCGGCCAGACGTCCTACCATTGGGTTGTCGAGCTTAACGGCGCGATGCATCGCACGCTGCGCGACAACCAGAAGGGCGCGCACGTCGGCGGCGCCAACACCGGCAACATCGGCATCTGCTACGTCGGCGGCGTGGACAAGAACCTGAACCCCAAGGACACGCGCACCGACGCGCAAAAGAAGTCGCTCCTGACGCTCATTCGGACGTACAAGGAACGATACCCCGGCATTACCATCCGGGGGCACCGCGACTGGCCGGGCGTCAGGAAGGCTTGCCCTTCCTTCGACGTCGCCGGCTGGCTCGCTGAAACGGGAGACTGAACATGCTCAAGGGATACCGGACCTACATCATGGCGGCACTCGGCGTTGTCAGCGCGGCGGCGTCGTACCTGGTCGGTGACGCGGACCTGCCCACGGCACTGAACGCAGGCTTCACCGCCGCCGCCCTGATCTTTCTCCGATCAGGCATTCCGAAGTTCTAAGTCCTTCGCGCCATCATTCGGCCGATCAGCACAACGCCCGGCCCTAGCTCTTCAGGTGGCCGTCCTGCACGCAGCAGGGCGGCCATCTTTTCAAGCGCCAGCGCCGCGGCATCCGCGTGGTCGGTCACCGTCTGCGACTGTTTAAATTGCAACGCGTCAGCCCACGACCCCGGCTCGGACTTGTCGTCGATCATTTCGCCAGCCCTTCCATGATGCTCTTACGCTCCCGCTGCGTCCGCAGCGCGGCGTACCGCTGATGCAGCCGCCGCGCGTAGGCCGGGCGGCGCTGCTCGGCCATTTCGTCGTCGAGCATGGTCTTGACCTGCTCCTCGGTCAGCGTCGGCAGCAGAGCCACGAACGCCCGCCAGTCCAGTTTAGCCATTTTTCTATTCCTTGATTGCTATACTGAGTTCAAAAGCCTTTAAGACGCGGACACGATCTTCTTCGTCTAAGCCTTCGTCATCGCAACATTCCTCAAACAAAGCCCATATCTGTCGCGCACATTCGTTAAGGGTTATGATTTCATTAGCCATCCTTCAATTCCTCAATTGCTGTGTCCGACACGGCGCGCTTGTCGTGCAGCGCCGCCCAGATGCGTTCGTCAATAGTTTTGTCCGTCAGCATGACGTAGACCCAAACGTCGTGCGTCTGCCCGCTGCGGTGCAGACGTCCAACGGTTTGTTCGTATAGCTCCAGCGACCACGGCAGCGACAGGAACACCATGTGGCAGCCGCCGTGCTGGAGGTTGAGGCCGTGCCCGGCCGACTTGGGGTGGACCAGCAGCAACTCAACCTCGCCCCGGTTCCAGCGTTCGATGACGTTCGGGTCGTCCATCGTCTGCGCGTGGGGGAAGCGCCGCTTCAGTTCGGCCAACTCCTCCTGATAGCTGTACGCGACGATGGTGTTCGCCCGCTGGTTCTCGGCCAGCAGTTCCTCCAGCCGGTCGAACTTGTGCGGGCTGTACCAGATCGCCCCGGCGCGGCTCTCGCGGTTGTAGACGAACCCGGACGCCATCTGTTGCAGCTTGGTTGTGACCGACGCGGCGTTCTGCGCGATGACGCGCTCGTCGCCGAAGCGGACCACGTACTCGCGCTTCATCTTGTCGTACGGCCCGCGGTCGGCCAGCGCGCAGCGGACCTCGACGACGTGGCACGGCGGCAGCTTGTCCTTGTACTCGCCCGGCTCCAGCACGAACGTTGCCGGGCGAATGCGGGCCATAACCTGCTCCAGCGCGCCGGCAGCGGGCGTCCACTGGCCGAAGTCCCGGTTGATGCAGACGAAATACTGCTGGAGGAACGCGCCCTTGGCGCGGCCCAGCAGCGTTTGGTCGATCACCTTGCACTGGCCGAACACGTCCTCAAGGCCGTTCGACGTGAACGAGCCGGTGAGGCCCCAGCGGATCGGCACCGCCGCCAGCAGCTTCTCCAGCACCTTAAAGCGTTTGCCCGACGGGTTCTTGAGCCGCGTCAGTTCGTCGAACACGATCCCGTCGAAGCCGTCCAGCGAGGTCAGTTTGTCGAGGTTGTCGTAATTGATGACC